CTTGCATTTAAACGAGAATATCGAGAAGCGATAACGCCGCCCATGTGTCTTTCAACTTCATCAGATATTAATCTTTCTTTTTTTGTGATTGATACATTTGAAATTCCTAAGCAAGTAAGAGCTTCATTCCATATTTTTTCTTTTAAGTTGTAAATATCTTCTGCCACATAAGGAGCATTTGTGTTTAATACTTCAAGAGGCGTGGATGATAAAGATTTATCTCCCCAAATAAATGGTTGATTTCCATCATATTTCATGTATAAATTCTGCATGGTTAATCTTTCGGATTCATCACATTTTATTAGTATAGGTGTTTTTTGAGTCATTATATTTACATCTATTATTCTATCCATATGTGCTAATCTTTTAGCATAATATCTAACTTGATTTGAAGTATTTAAATGTAATAAATTATTGTAAATAATAACACTGTCTTTAGCAGTAAGTTCTTTGTTATAACCGTTAGTGGCATAGGCTCTTCTGTTAATTGGAATATTATAAATATTCCAATTTCCGTTTAAAGCATTTGTTAAACACAAATACCCTAATATTTCATCTTCAAAAAAAACAGCCTGCCCATATCTAAAAAGGGTTAATTCCATAAATCTACTGTCTACTGTTTCTGGTAAATTATTCCATTTAAATGATGAAATCGATAATTCAGTTAATCTATTATAATAATAATAATATGCTTGGTTGTTTTCGGAACCTGATTGCCAGAATTCTCTATTATTTTTATTCCTACCCATATTGTATCACCTTTATATACTATTGTCTAGAGAGTAATTTCCAACTTCATTACCGTTTTTCCAAAAAGTAATACCTTTGTTATATATTGAGACTATTTGGTTAACGTCATCAGCTGGAGCATTCCCTACTAAATTAGTAGTTTTATTTTTTACATAATTCCAGTGCGGTCTTCCTGATCTATTTGGTGTTTTATGCATATTTACAGCATAACCGTATACATCAAAAAAATTGTCTATTCTTTTAGCATAATCTGATGTT